AACTAACTAAAGAAGAGAGATTGAAGTTTTTAACAGATTTTTTGGGGAATTGATATGAATTGTGATTGTTGTAACAAACCGGGTACTACTTCTTTAAAGCCTACTAAGGACACCTGCAATTGTGTGTTTGTTAAAGAAGGTAATACAATACAGTGTGCAGGGCACGATGAGGCTTGGATAAAGACGTATAATGAGATTATGGTAGCTGAGGGATTGAAGCCAATGGATAGTAAAGAACTTAAGAAAATAGCAAAAATATGTAACGGTGAAGCGGTAAGTTTTGATGAGTGAACGCTGTTTGTCAAATGTTGGCTTCTAAAGCCAATGTACCCTCACAAAAATCCTGCCTAAAATAGAGAAGAAATATTGTGTAATATACTATAGTTGATCTATTCTAAGAAAGAAGAAATAAATCTAGGGCAGAGAATGGAGTTAGTACAAAAAGCTCCCGAGAATATAGAAGCACAGCAACACCTAAGAGACACGTTCTCAGAGGATATTTTAGCGTTTTTTAATCTAGCTCTTTGGACGTACGATCCACGTTCAAGTGATAAAAAGATTCCATTTATAACGTATCCGTTCCAAGATGATTACATCTTATGGCTTGACAGGATGTATAAAAAGCCTGAGGACTGTTTAACCGAAAAGTCCCGTGATATGGGAGTATCGTGGATGGTACTTGGATTTCTGCTGCATAAATGGTTATTTGACGAAGGATTTAACGCTCTTATAGGTTCGTATATTGAGGATTTGGTAGACAACAAAACTCTGGACTCACATTTTGGGAGGTTACGGTTTCTCATCAATTCACTTCCTGAGTGGTTATATCCGGCTAAGAAAGACGAAAGCCGGAACGTGTACATGAGACTCGAAAATAAGATTAACGGTAATATGATAGTTGGATACGCACCAACGGATAACTTCTCACGTCAGGGTAGGTACTCTGTTATTTGGCCGGATGAGTTCGCGTTTTGGCAAAAAGGACGTACAGCATGGACTGCAATGGGTGACGCTTCAAAGTGTAGGATAGTAACGTCCACACCTAACGGTAAAGGTAATAAATTCGCTGATTTAGTGCTTAAAAGTAAAATTAGCAAACAAACACTACACTGGAGGTTACACCCTCTTAAAACGCAAGAATGGTACGATTCCGAATGTGCTAGACGTACACCTGAAGAAATCGCACAGGAGTTGGATATCAATTACAACAAATCGGTAATAGGCCGTGTATATCCTGAATTTAGTGAACGCAACTATGATGATGTACAAGAGTACGATCCTACACAACCTTTGTATGTTTCATGGGATTTCGGTTTAGATGCGGTGGCTATAATTTGGTTACAAGTGGACACTAAAGATTACACTGTGCGGGTTATTGATTCGTACACTAACAGTAATAAGACGATAGATTTTTATGTGCCGTTCATTACAGGAATTGTTAAAACCGTACAGGGGTTGCAGAGTTACCAGTACAATGACGAGGAGTTTATCAAGATACAAAAACATCGTAACTGGCAAGCTGCAATACATTATGGTGATCCAACTGGATCAAACAACGACCGTGCTAGAGGAACTTCCTGGATAGGTGAACTTAGACAGCATGGAATCATTGTGAACACTAATCCAAGTGAATTCAAACTAGGTGTACGTATAACCAAAACTAAGTTACTGATTCGTAGGTTAATGGTAGACAAGAACCTAACGGATTTCATTGACGCAATGGAGAACGCAAGGTATCCTGATAGAGGCGAAGGTAGTCAAGCTACAGCGCCAATAGACAAACCCATTCACGATTGGACTTCACATTACCGTACAGCATTAGAATATTATGCGGTAAATGAGAAGGTGAGAGGGGAGAAGAAAGCAACGGTATTATTGCCGAGTAGGCAACCGTTAATGAAGCCGAAGCTATCTAATCCATCTTACCGCCGAGCGTGCTAACTAAAGACGAACAAAAAGACAATAAAAAGTTATGGAAACCTACTAAAGAGGAATCCAAACTTTTGCAGTCGCTTGATGAGGAAATGAATATAGCTATCAAGTTCCGTTCTAATTACGAAGATCAGTGGAAAGATAATATTGAACGCTACAACGCTAAACCTTTCTACTATGAAGATGGTAGAGCAGGGGTTGTTTTGCCTATTGTAAAATTGATTATCGAAAGTAAACAGGCAACCGAAATGAAGTCTCCTCCTACTTGGAGTTACGAACCTTTAGAATATCCAGAGGATAAGAATATTGCTAAGATTTTGGATGATGTTATTAAGAAGCACGTTTGGAATCAGAAGTATGTAAATCTCGATTATAAGCTTGATGTACTCAATCAAGATAAAGATATTCTAGGATCGATGTATCAGTACGTTGGTTGGAGAAAGATTTACCGAACAATTAAAGTAAACAAAAAAGAGGAGGAGGATGTTGAAGGTATGCAGCATGAGGGTGAGGAAAAAGATTATGAAATGGAAGGTAAAGAGATGCCCGAGAAAGAAAAGGAAACTGAGGGTAAAGATAAAAAAACGTCGGATTATACGGAAGACGAGGTACTTTACTATGATGATATTTGTGTAGACAATATTTCGCCGTATGATGTGTGGTTACATCCGCTTACGATGTGTGTAGCAGATTCGCCATGGATTAAAATTCGCAAACGATTTGACTGTGCTACGTTCAAAGAAACTTATTCTGATGACGAGTTTTTCAAGAATGTTGATTTGGTAAAAGAAGGAATGTGGAATTTTGGCGGTGTCGATCCTGCTAGCCAGTACAAAGAATATAATGCTGATGATAAAGACCAGGTTGTTGTATTTGAGCACTGGAATAAAATGAAAGACCAATTAGTAATTGTGGCTAACGGTGTGATTATTTATGATGGCGCAAATCCGTTTGAACACAAGGAACTACCATTTGTAGACTATATCGATAGACTTCAATACAACACTTATATCGGTGAAGGTGAGCCACAACGTATCGCTACAATTGCAGACGCGATCAATGCGTTTATTAATATTGCGATTGATAAAGAAAAGAAGAGTGCTTCAGGGATCAATCTTTTAGATGACAATTTAAGTGATTTTGACGATGTTGCTACAACGTTTGGTAGTAACCAAATAACAAGAGTACAAGACCCTTCAAGGGCGTTTGTGCATTATGAGATACCAGGCATGTCAGGTTCTACAAGCAATGTTATCAACATGCTTATGGATTATCTGATCTTTGCTACGGGTGTGGATTTTAGACAAATAACAGATTTAAACGCTTCAACACAAGCCACAGTAGCGGCAATACGCCGTGAGATTTCACAGGGCCGTTTGAGTTTGAATGTTAAACGTAACGAGAACAGAGGATTTAAACGGTTAGGCTGGTTACTGATGAAAACAGTACAACAGTATTATCCTATTCCTTTAGTAGAGAAACTTTCGGGCAATGCCAGTAAAGGTAATATGCCTTTAGAGTATCGTAAGATAAGAATTAAAGGTAAAAACATTACTGAGAAACCAGTAGAAGGTAAATACACATCGGAATCATTACGCATGAAAGGAGCTAATCAGAATGATTATGGTTTCTTTGAGGCTCGTCCTGCGTATATCAGAACAAAAGGAGATCTTGAGGTTAGGGTGGTAAGTGAGTCGTCTTTCTCTGCTTCTAATGAATTGAAAAAATCTAATGCTAAAGATTTCTTACAGGTAACTGCCGCAACGGTTAAAGTTGATCCTGCAACTGGACAACCTGTACCTATCGGATCGTTAGATTATGGTTATGAACAATATGTTGATGCTATGGGCTACGATAAAGATAAAGCTTTAGGAAGTGATAAACCAGAGAACAATCCGGCTAAAGATGAGATGCAAAAAATGATGGGCGGCGCTGCCGGAGCTGAACAAGGTGGGGAACCACCGGCTGAGATGACAGCTCCACCACCACCAGAACCACCGCCAGCTAAACTCACAGGAAGTCAGAGTGAGCCTGTACAGCAACTAAGAGCACAGCTGGGAGCTGCTAACAATGTAACAAAATAATTATGGAAGAATTTATAATTTGGACATTTATTGCATTGTGCGTAGGTAGAGTTATCGGTAAAATATTATTTTATTTTCATAAGAAAAATAGGGTTTGGAAAATTGTGAACGGAAAATGGGAATTAATTAAATTATAAATTTTTAATGAAAATACTAGATAAAATATTTGCGCCGTCCGAAGAAGTCGTTTTAACAGACGAAGAGAAAATGACTATTTGTGATTTCATGCGTAAGAATGCCGAAGTATGGCGTGTGCAAAAGAAGTATTTTTACTACAAGATAAATAAAATATCACGACAATTGGCTAAGTGTACAAAAGAAGAACTGCCAGGTTTACAAGAGAAATTAGAACTCTATGGAGAAATCATGCAAGACTTTGAAATTATTAAAAAAAATGGCTTGCTTAAAGAGAAGAAGGAATCTAAAATGAAGCAAACAATTAAAGATACATGGTTTTACATTTCAGGACAGGACATTAAAGGAATGAATGAAGTTAAGAAGTAGTACTTGACAATTCATTCCAGGGTGCTAATAGGATATATCCTATTTAGCTTTTTTGTCGCTGCCCTGGCTTCAACCTAGTTAAATGGGAAATATCCTCTTAGCAATAAGGGGATTTTTATTTATCTAAATCTCAAAATATGAATGACGATACAAACCTTGCTGATACCGCTCCAGTAGCGACTAGTGAGGCCAAAGAACCTGTAAACCAGCCTCAAGAAAGCAAGTTCGATGCCATGATAAAGGCTAACGAAAAGGCACAGGCTTCGAAGGCACAGGAACCTAAAAAGGAGGAACCGTCTGAAAAAGACGACACCCCGACTGATTGGGAGAAACGGTACAAAGACCTTCAAAAAGAAAAAGATCGACAAGTATCGGAAACTTTAAGCCAAGCGGAAACTATAGCGAAAGATCGTATTGAACAAGATCCAAGTTATATACATACGCTAGCCGAAAAGAATAAGGCACTTGCAGATCGTATCATCAAAAATGATGAGTCCTGTAAAAAAGCAGGAATCAAAAATTATGATGAGTTGAAAGCCCACATTGAGAAATCATCTTTACCAGACGAGTCAAAAGCTCTTATGGAGAAAGAGATAGATCCGCTCAAAAAAACTGTTCAAGAATTGCAGACTAAATTATCAGAAAAGGAAAAAGCCGAAGCTGAGACATTTATAACGCAATTCAAAGAACAGAATCCTGAGTTTAAAGGTAAAGCTGAAGAGAAAACATGGGAACTCTTCAACAAAACTGATCTTACCCTTAATGAGGCGTGGGAATACATCAAATATAAGGAAGGGATCAAAGAGGACATTAACCAGCGCGAAGAGAAAGCTTGGCAAAATCTTCAATCAAAAAAACTTGCCGGAGCTATACCTTCAACAGGTTCCCGAGGAAGCGTTTCTAAGAAAACACAAAAGACCGCGGAGGAATTGAGTTTCTTAGAGGGAATCGGTGCTAAAAAAACGCTTCAACAATATTCTTAATTTATAATCTATAATTTATGTCACGAGGAGATTTCCGCGTTAAAGACGGCCACAGATGGGGCGCACGTCCTTACGCTACAAAAGCAGGTCAAACTGCTATTAGTGCTGGAGAGCTTGTTATTCAAGACTCTGCTGGCGATGAAGAATACGTAGTGCTTCCAGCAAATGGAGCTAGTAATAGTTCTGTTTGGGTTGGTTTAGCTGTATCTAATGACACTAACTCTGCGTCAGCTGACGGTGTTGTTTATGTTGTAGATGCTGCTGATGCTGAATTTGTCGGTCATCCTACAACCTCAGCTAATCTTGCAAGTACTATAAAGAATACCAAAGTAACTTTGGATGTTACTTCTAGCGTTCAAACAATCGATGAAAATGATACATCAAGTGGTGTATTTCTTATTCGTGATTATAACACTGATCGCAATGAAGTTTATTTCCAAATCGACAAATCAACCTATATCTCAGCTTAATCTTTAACTCTATAATAATAATTTATGTTATCATCCGCCTTAAATCCCGAAACATTACTGGAGGGGTTGAACGAAGTGTTTTTCGATACTTTCGGCTCAAAACTCCCTCCTGCATATGCTAGCTTGGAAGACATTTTCAAAACCGAATCTTCCAAAAAAGCACAAGAATTTGATCTTGAAATGAAGGGTGTTGGTGAGTTCCCAGAACGTGGTGAACTTGAAGACATCAATGAGGATTTCATTTCAGAGAAATACAAGACTACTTACACACATGCTGAGTTCGCCAATGGTGTACCAGTCTCTAAAAGGTATCTTGACGATAACCTTTATGGAATCGTTAAAAATGCGGTTACTCAATTGGCTATCGCTGCTAAACACACTCAATACAAGAACGCTTTTTCTGTTTTGAATAACGGTTTTAGTTCTTCTTTTGTTGGTGCTGACGGTCAACCGCTTTTCGATACCGACCATCCGCGAGATTACGGTACTGATTTGAGCAATAAACTCACTTCTAAACTTAATGGCGAGGATATTCTTGACGAGGCTATCCAGATGCTTACTGAGCAGAACGCTCATTCAGGTATTTTGATTCCTAACATACCTAAAATCCTTTTGGTAGCTCCAAAAAACTTCAGCCGAGCTGTAAAACTTACTGAAGCTGAATTGGAACCGTTTACGAATAACAACGCTCCAAACGTTTTCTCTTCCAAATACAACATCATGGTAAAACAATCTCCTTATCTTGCTACCTCACAAGGTGGTAACGATGATGCGTGGTTCCTTTTATCTGAAATGCTTTATTTGAAGAGATTTGTTCGTGAAGGTGTTTCTACTCGATACACCCCATGGGAACAATCACGTAAAAACGTTGGTTACTATGATGCTTCTTATCGTGAATCCACTGGTTGGAGTTCACCTATCGGCATTATCGGTTCTGACGGTACAACTGGTACTTACTAATATTTAACCTCTTAAACATATATGTCTACTGACAGATCATTAACTCTTGAAAAAGATTTGGTAGTAAATCGCCAACTACTTCACAAGGGTACATATGAAACATTTCAATCAAATCCTGTTACTTCTAAACTTGCTGGTGGCGCTGCTACTGGTTCAACTGGAGACACAAATTTGATGTTGTTTCCACAAACAGCGTTTGAGTATCATATTAAAGGTACTCAGACAATTTTAGCGCCAAGTAAAGTTGCCGGAGGTCTTGATATTGGTATGGATCAAACTGACAACGATGGTGTTGAAATTACACAAGGTATTACAACGGGAGCTAAACACGCTTACACAATTGGAACGGATGGCCCTTTCCATTTCCGCTGTAAATTCACTTTACCAGACGTTTCTGGTACGGATGATTGCGCTATCGGTTTCCGTAAAGCTGCTGCTTATACGGCTAACTTTGACGATTATACCGATGCTGCAACGCTCAATGTAATAAGTGGTGATATTAAGATCGAAACTATTC